ATGTTAATAGTGTTGTTAACAAGCGTGTTTCAGGCATGCTTGATCAGGAAAAACAGAAATCTAGAAACATCCAAAACCAGATTAGTCGGACAAAGGAAGAACAGGAGTTTAAGGACACTCATAAAATGTCTGATACTCAGTTCCAGGAGATGGTCGACGCAGCAAAATCCCATAAGTTATCACTTGAAGATATCCATCTTATCCTGAATAGGGATAAGGTAGCTGGTAATGTTGCACGCAGTACCCGTAATGATATGCTCAAGCAGATGAAGAATGTTAAGGACATACCTGCAAGTGTCAGTGGAACAAACAGTGCTAAGGAAGAGAAGTCACTCGATGATGAAATCTTCGATGGCTTACTTAGCTCTGAGAATAATCTAGACAACATGTTTGGTGAGGACAAGTAGTCCTTGCTGAATTAACCTAACGAAAGGAGACACAAATGGCAGATTTATTTAAATTAGCCAATTTAGGTGTTGCTGATAGTGGCTTCGACGGTTCCGGTCTCGCGACTGGTGATATCCGTAGAAGATATAACTTTGGCAGCAGGGTTTCTGAGTTACAGATTGCACAGGATCCATTTTTTAGATTCCTGAGCATGGTATCAAAGAACCCAACCGACGATCCTTCTTTCAAGTTTACGGAACGTAGAGGTTCCTGGCAAAAACGTTATGGTTATATGGTCGGCTCGGCTGTATGGTCATCAGGCGGAATGTCAGGTCTAACGTATGATACATCGGGTGCTGGAACTGGAGTTGTTACAGCAGAAGCAAAACCCCGTGAAAATACGTTGAATAGTACCTATGCGGTAGCGGTAGGTGGTGACTATAAAGTTTCTGGTAATATCCAGAATATTTACGGTCAATCTGCAGCATCTAAACAAATTGAAATCGCGGAACTAGGAACTGATCCTCAGTTCTTTATTCCCGATCAATTAGTTAAAGTACCAGTTAAATCTGTTGAAGATTCATCTGGTGATGCTGATACTGTAGAGCCTTCTTACCAGGTATGTAAAATTATTCAGGTAGAAAATGCAAATAACTTGTGTTACTTAGGTCTAAAGGTTGTTAATCCTTATACATTAACACCATCAGGATCTCACAAAGTAATTTTTGCAGCTTTAGATTGGGTCAGCGATGGCGTATCTAAATATCCTGTAGATTTATATGCCAAATCCATAGCCGATGATCTCGAAGCACGTAGATCCTATGTAATAGGTTCTGCTCATGCTGAGGGTTCTGGTTATCCGGAGACTTGGAAGGATCAACCGTTTTCAAACGGATACGGACAAACTCAGATATGGAAAACAGCAATGGCAATGACCAATACGGCCCGTGCCACATCGCTGAAATATGACTCATCTGAGTGGGCTCGTGTATGGAAAGAGAAGTTGATAGAGCACAAATGGGATATTGAACAGTCATTACTGTTTGGCGTTCAGGCGTCTGGCAATGATGGTGTTAATTATACCGAAGGTGCGGTTAACTATGTATTGAACAATGGTAATATATTTGGTTTAGACACAGCAACCAAGACTCAAGATGATTTCTTGGATGATATGTCTAACTATATTGACCCTCGTTACAATCCTAGTCAAGCCACTGTTTTCTTCTGTGACACATCAACGTATAACTGGCTACACAAGCTAAGTGGATACTTCAGTAATAACCTGGGTATTATTGGTACCGGAGGTCAAACTCCCGATACTGATGGTAAATCCTTAGGTCGTGCTGATATTGCCCTTACAGGCAAGAAGAAAGTATTCGGAGTTGACATTACTACCATATCAACCATTTATGGTGATATGAATGTTGCCCGAAACATCCACCTTGATGGTAGTGCAATTAAAATACTTGGTGTTAACATGAAGTATGCAGGTTATCGACCTCTAGCAGGCAACGGACTTAATCGGGATACCTCTGTTTATGTAGGCGTGCAAACGCTTGAAAATAGTGGTATCGACCGTAGAGTTGACTTAATCTTAACTGAAGCCGGTATGCAATGGGAAATGCCCGAATGCCATGCCGTCTGGAAATAAGGAGATAAACCATGGCTAATCCATTATATGGACAAAACAAGTCAGACAAAATGGCTGGATCTCTGGTGTTATGTATTGAGTCAGCAACCCTAAGTTCTGCAGGAACTTGCTATATAGCAGCTCCTGTTGATTGTATTGTTAAAGAAGTAGCATATGTGATGAATGTCGCACTTACTACTGCTAAATCAACACTAACAATTAAGACACCATCCGGTACAGCTGCAGGTACGCATGAAATAGCTACACTTGCTGCTATCGGTAGTTCTGGATTCGTTGGTTCTTTGACGAGTAACAATACTCTTAAGGCCGGTGACGCAATTGAGATTGAGAATGATGCTGCCCCTGGTGCGGGTCAAGCAACATTTTCCATTTTGTGTGAAGTAACTAACGCGTAAGCGTAACTTTGGGCCCGCCTTTCGTGTGGAATTCTCTCCCCGCGACGGGCGGTGTCCCAATCTAGGAGATTAAATGGCAAGTTTTACAGTACAGACACAGGAGTGGATAGGTACCAGAAGTATACCTTCTGTTTTTACTACTAGCAGTCTCACGCTTGCTGGAGTAACAGCTACTGCTGTAGATCCAACAGTATTTACCTCTACAGGGCATACCTTGTCTAATGGAGATTCAGTAACCTTATCTGGTTTTCAAGAAATGATTGAGGCAAATGGTCTTACTGGTGTAGTTGAAGCGGTTGCTACAGATACATTTCAAATTAAAGGATTTAGTGGAGATCCAGAAGAAACTAGTGGTGGTACTGTAAAAAGATCAGGTACTACATTAAATCCTTCATTTTTAACAGAAGCAATAGAACAGACAGTTCTATCGCTCATTGGTGCTGATCCTACAAAGGTACATTTATATGCCAATACAGCAGCAGCACTTGTCCCTGGTACAACATCAGCTGACTCTGACTTGATTGTAGAAATTACTGCTGACGGAAGAGTAGCTAATCAGATTTCTCTTGCTCTATCAGTTGATGCAGCCATTACAACAAGTATATATTATGCTACTGATAGAAGTCCTGTTTGGTGGTTTGAATCAGGTATAATAGAAGCTTTGCCTTCTGCTGGTATTTCTGCCTGGAAGTATACTCTAGTAGGTGGTCAAAGTATTACTACTGCAAATGAAGCAGCTGGTACTGTTACTGGAAACTTTCCAGCAAGATATTTGGGAACATTGCCCTTATACTCTGCTGAAAGGATCTTAGCTTATTGGGTTACAGATATGAGGAATGATTTACCTGCATATAGTGATCCTAGTGCAGGACCAATGAGTAGAAGCACATATGGTAGCCTTTCTACAGATAAGGGGTGGGAGATAGTACGTTATTTAATTGAAACAGAGGAAGACACAGAATTAGCTCAAGCTAAAACTTCTCAGCTTAGCTCTGAGCAACAACAATGGCTCGTAGAGTATAACTGGCTAATACAACAGTTAGAACTTGTAAAGACCGAATATTTGAGAAGGATAGGAGCAGCATAATGACAGCAGGTGAAATGATGGAACTAATACAACAACATCATGCAGATATGGGGGAAACTGAAGTATTAAAGCTTATAAATAGGGCAATGGAAGATTTCTCGATTAAAACAAAGATGATTACAGGAACTTATGTATTTGATACTATAATTGATAAAAGATATTATACCCTTCCAGACCTTATACTTGAGATAGATGAGGTCTATTATGATTCAGGCGATAGCAAGGGTCGTCGTATTCCAAGGTTAGTTGGTAAACCTCAAGAAATGGATAGGGGTTAATTATGGCACAACCTACATACCCACATAATATAGTAAAGGATTACGTTTGGTGGATAGAGGGTGATAAAATTGCTATTGCATATGTAAAGGATTCAGCCACCTTAAATGAAAATTATCCTCGTGATAGATCAGAAATGGGAGAGTATTTGTCCCCCCATGAAGCAGCACAGGTAAGACTGCATGTTGTAAAGAAGGCAGGTAGAGAAGGCGATGAAGGTAATG